TAACTCATCTAGTGTATCAACATAATCACTTGCGTAGTAATCAGCTAGTGTTACGTCAACTGTGCTGTGAGCAATATCCATTGTTGGAACTTCGGCATGACGATTCTTAGTAACGGCTGTACCTTTCCCTACTTTCTGGAAACGTGCTTGGCTACCTTTTACATTTTTAGTCTGCCTTACAGTATTCGCTAATTTCGAACCCATACGTTGATATGCCATATGAACTTCTGCTTCGAACTGTTTAATAAAGGCAGTTGATATTGATGTACTCATCGTTTATCTCCTGTTAAATTAAATTAATATTTCACAGTTGTCCTTTATCCTTCAATTCGGTTGTCCATTTAGGGCCTATCTCCGAAATAATGGGCTGTATGTCTACATCTACCTTTGGTAGATGCTTATAAAAGTAATACATTTCTATCTCATTTACAAGCATTGGTTGCTTTGCAAAGCAATATTTCTGCCATTTTAACCATTTTATACTACGTTTATGCTCATTTATTATAAAATTAAATAAGAAAGTATAGTGTGATTCTAAATATGTAAGCCATCTAATATTGCCTTGAAGAAAAAATTTGCGATGTTTATGTAGCAAATCACTAGCTAAAAACCATACTGTTGCTTTGTGTGGATTAGTTTTACTTATAGGCATTGCTCCCCATATAGCAACAATTTCATCTGTACCTTGCTCAAAAATTGTAAAGGTATGTGTGTTAGGTCTGTTATATCTAAATGGATTTATAAGTGCAGTAAGTGGATCAACTCCCATTGTAGCTAGTTCATACTTGTCTAGCTGTTGTAGATTGGGAGCTAATCTAAAACAATCGTCTGGGATTGTTTTTTCCACATAAAGCATTACTTTGTTAACATTCTAAATGCAGCATCTACTTTTGCTACATATGTCTCATCTCTATATCTTGGATCAAAGTATCTTTTATCTTGCATCATAGCCCTTGCATCAGCCATTGTGAGTTGTTTTTCTGGTTGCGTAAATTGCTCTGACCTTACGCCAGTTTTACCCATTTCCATAATACGTTCAATAGCTTGTATACCTGATGCTGTTGTACCTAATGAATATTGAATAGCTTCAAATTCTTCTGGTGGAAAATTTTTGCTAGCCCAAGCATTAACTGCATCTACTCTTGAGTTAGCATTTTCACCTAATGCTTCCATTTCTTTTTCAAGATTTGGTTGTTGAGATTGCATCATTTCTACATAGGTATTAATACCAGCCTCATATTCTTCTTGAGTAAATCCATTTTCTTTAGCAACACCACTCCACCAATCAGTCATAGGATTTTCAGTAACCATTTCTTCTGTAATACCTTCTGGTAAAGCAGGTAGTTCATAGGCTTCTGGTACATTCTCTGCATGCTCATTAGCAAGTTCTTCCATTAGCTTTTCTTTAATAGCTTCTTCTTTACCACCAACATAGGTTTCAAGTTGTGTATACGACTTAGCCATTTCGTCATAATCAGTTTTGCCTTCTTTCCAAAACTTCTCAGGTATATGCTCTGGTCGTTCTTCTTGTGGTACTTCTTCTTGAGGTACTTCGTCTAGTATTTCTTGCTCTGTAATTTCTTCAGCCATTGTTACTGTCCTCCACTATTTTTTGTGATTGTCCTTTGTTGCTTCTGCGTTGTATTAAACCTACAATATAACGCTGTCCTTCTATATGTCTTAACTGATGATCAGATACTTCAGGTCCTGCTACGGTTTCAATCGTAATAGACCTTAGATAATTTAAAAATGTTTTACCTGCATCGGATGTGAATAATGCTCTTGATACTGCGTTGAGTGCTTCTTCCTGGTCTGGTGTTCTTTCCATACCATCAAGCCCTATCAGCGTTTTGACTTTCTTTTCTGCCATGCTACACCTCATGTAATTAATTGTTCCACGTGAAACATTGAGGAAGTAAAGGTACTTTCATTAAACTGTGGGGGTTAAATGTGCTTCACTTCCCACTTGATAATATAAAATTGTTACCAAAAGTCAAGGACTTATTGACCCTCCATAACTCCTTCGGCTGGAGTGCCTTGTGCAGCTTGTTGTGTTTGTGAATATTGTTGCATTTGCGCCATCATTTGCGCCATTTCTTCTGGGGATCTAATTAATTCTTCTGGTATGCCTAGTTTTTTAGCAATGTATTTGGCTACTTCATCTTGCTTAATCATTATATTTAATAGTTGTGGGCCAACTCTGCCTTGTATCAAACCTAAGAATCTATCAATGTTTACCACATCTGATTGATATTGAGCCTGTGCTAATGGGCTAGAAGATTTAATTTGTACTTCTTTACCATTAACAGTAGGTATTTCTATACGACCTTGTTTTTTAAGAATATATATTACTCTAGCTAATACAGGATTAACCATTTCTGCTTGTAATCTACCAAACGCAGCACCTATTTGCCTAGACAAATCAGCTTGTCTTTCAGCTACTTCTGTTGCAGACATTGGTGTTTTTTCATTTGGATTGCCTAACATGTCATTGTATAACGCTTTCTTAATATTGGTTCTCATATCACGCAATACCAAATCAGATACATTAAAGTTACCTGCTTGTGCTATCGGTTGTAAACCTGCGCTACCTGCTGCTTTCGGAATAACTGTACCTGGAATAAGTGCAATGTTGTCAACATTAATGACTCCATCATCTTCCACTTGATACATACCTGAAATACTCATTTGTGCGTTTTCTAATATTAGTTCTACAACTAAGTTAGACGTTTTTATTGCAGGCAACGCAAACTGTAATGGCCCTCTGCCGTATGTTTCACCAGAACATTTAGACCAACGATACGTAATGTATGGATTACTACCCACACCTTTGTATTCTTCTTCATATATTTTATGCTCATAGTCTTTGGCTATAGCACAAAATATATTTACTTCTTCTTTAGTTTGAGAATAATCACGATACAATGTTTCAATAATAGTAATTTCCTTGTCGGGGTTTGCTTCCATATCCATAGCCATTTTGTCATTGTAGATTGGAGTTGCATACGCAAACGTAAGTTCTTTTAATTTCATTTTACGTGTACGATATACTGCATCTACCTTGTCATCATGACCGCTTGTTAAACATACTTGTGGTAATGGAATAGCTTTAAATCTTATTGGTTGAACAGCATCGCCTTCTTCAACTAATAAAACTCCTGTGCCTAAAGCAATATCAAGAAATGTTTCATGCACTTCTTGAGAAAAGTTACTATTTTGTAGAACTTCAAACACATATTCAGTAACTTCATCTAGTGCTAGATTTACATCTTTTTGTTGATTTTTTGGTACTTCTGTACCTGCAACAAACTCAGCCCATCTAGCATAGTTAGGTACTATGCCTGATTGCAATCTACTTGCAAATTCTTGTACACCTACTACTGCTGTCTCATCAAAGATATGATCGGTTCTTCTTCTACCTGGAGTTTCAGCAAAAAATGATTCTCTTTGTGGTAGTGCATATTCATAACATTCTTCAAATACAGACACCCATTGATCTTTTAAAGATTTAGCATGAGCATATTTTGCTAAAAGTTTTTTAACAGGATTTTGTATTTGAGCTACATTTAATTCTGGTTTGCTATCTATCATTATGCTCCTAATGTTCCTTTAGTTTGATAAGTATCAGCAACATCAAAACCACTTCCGCCTTTCTTTTTGCCAGCCATAAGACTTCTTCTGCCACGTCTACCTGCTGCTATAGCTTGAGATAATTCTAATTGTTCTTCTTTTTGCTGTTCAGCAGTTCTTCTTTCTTCTTTTAATGCATCTCTTTGCGCACGCCTATTTGCTTCTCTAGCCTCTATTTCTTCTCTTGTTGGTCCTGGTACGCTAGGTGTTCCTGTACACATTATCTGTTTCTCCTATCATGGATATTACGCTTTGGCTTCACAGTATAAACATCAAAAGCTCGTTTTGCTACAAAAGGTTTACTTGTCTTTCCTCCAAGCACTAAACTTCTCCCTTCTCCTGCACCTAACAATAAATACTGTAAGGCATCATGTATGTGTGAAAACCTATTCTTGTTTGGCTTTTCATCATAGCGCTCACCACTTGTT